CCATATTTCTAGCTACAGGAACATCTGGATCAGCGTATGAAAAGTCTGGTTGAAACTTAACATCTACATCAGAATTCGCAGACATTTCAAACTGAATCTTTCTAAACCTCTTATCCCGAGTTGGGGTATCGTAATGGTAGTAAGCAAACCGTAAAATGGCTTCTATCTCCGCACCATCAAACGAAGTCCCAGCATCAAGCTGATACACATACCCATCATCTGATCCAAAGAATATAATTTCATTACCATTAGCATCTTCGGCAGAACATATGGTGTAAACAACTTTACCTAAATCTGTCCGTATGAATCCAGCTATTTTGTTACCAGAGAACGTGGCGTATATGCCAGTTCCATCGTTGTAAAATAGTCGGTATTGCCCCTTACTTCTTACTGCTACAGACGCTATAGATAAACCTTTCTTTTCATCAATAACAGGCTTAACCTTTTTGCTTATGGAGTTCATGTCAAAGTCACCATAAGCATTAACAGCTTCGAATGTAGTTACGCCACGGTCATCTAAGAACATGGTGTCAGTTAGGTTCTGTATAGTCCATTCAATACCACCAGAATTGGCAGAGAATGTTTTTAAGTTCCAGTTTGCAGTGCTTTCACCGTACAGAATATACAAACGGTTTCTGTTGAATATAGCAAGGGTGTCACCCTGCATTACTTGCAGCCCAGAGATTTCATCACCAGTTCCCATTTCTGCTGCGCCTGTCACTACGCTCCACGCATAAGGGTTCGATATAGATGAGTGCTGAACTGAGCCTTTCTGGAAAGCTAGAAACAAATGATTTTTATGGGCTGATAAGTGCTTCGGGGTGTCTACAGTCATCCCGGTGAACAACGGGACAGCGTATGTTCCATCAAATTCAAACGCAGTGTTGAAACCATCAACCCAGTACATTCTATTAGTAGAAGTAGAGCCGCCAAAGTTGTAGTTCACAAACTCATAACGACCGCCGGGTACTAATGCAACGGTGACCAAGGCTGAAGTAGCATCAGACCTCGGGGAGCCAGAAACCTGTAATGCATCTCCAGCTTGGAATGTCCCGGTTACGCCAGTTAAAACATATACACCTACTGCATCAGAAGTTCCATACGTCCCGGTCATTACCGCTTCTCTTCGTACAACACCAGTAGCGCCAGATATTGTTCCTGTAATAGTGTCACCCTCTGTAACCGCAGCAACACCATTGTTGAATTTTATATACTGACCTAGATCAACAGCGGTCCACCCAGAAGTGCTTGCTTTGAACATCTTGCATTCAGAGCCGCCAGCATTATCTCGAAATACATAAGTAGCACCGTTGTATACCCAAACACCTCGTATAGGCCCTGATCCAGTTACGGTCCCTATCTTTGATCTAGCCCGTTCTATTGCCGCTCTTGTGTAGGTCGTGTCAAGAGCATCTGTAGTGGCACCTAAAACGTTAGCTACAGTTTTAACAACTGCTACTGTAGATGCGCTGACTTGAATGTTTTCACCTACTGCGAAAGTTCCTGATAACAAAGCAACGACCATGTAACCAACAGCATCGTTACCAGCGTAAGAGCCACTCTCTACTACCGAATCAGCAACAAGTTCCCCTGTAGCGCTAGAAGTTGCTCCTGTAATTACATTGGTGTCTACAGTCGCTGTTGTTCCAGCGTTGAACTCAAGTATCCAATAAAGGCTTTCAGATGGCTTGGTGCGACCGTCGTATCTCTCGTAACCATCTATTCTTCTGTAGCCACCTTCCGGGTACACCTCGTAGTTCTTTCCATATAGCAAGCTACCGGGTGATTGCGAGAGCGCCGGGTCAGTAAGTATCTCCCCGCCTTCGAAGGGGAAATACCTAGCCGTCATCGAGGAGCCGCGAACTCCAGCCTTACTTATGATTTGGTTGTATAAGCTGCTCATGCTGTTGTAATGGTAATCTCGGTATCAGAGGAAGATAGACGGCGAGTTCTTTGATCTGGCAAGGAATTAGATTCCAGCTTATCTAAAACGTCCGCATATTCAGCAGAAGCACCCACTAAGATATCTGGCGCTTCCTCACGCTCTGCCCACATTGTTTTAGCCCTAGCAACAATTACCCTATGGAACTGAACAGGTATTGGAGATACGGTGGCGTTTGCTGCCATTCTCGTGGGAGTTTTCCAGTAGTCCGCAGTGATTGTGTAGGCTTTATCAGGCGGATCATCAACAAATACATTTTTATCTGGCTGAACCACAACATAAGTCGGCAGAGAGTTCGTTGCTACACCTTGCCTGTGATCTGACCTCCAATCTGGGTAAGACAGTGGGGTCAAAAAGGCAGAGTCGCTAGTAGTGTAGTCAAGATAAAACGACCTCATATCCCACGTTCCCAAGTCAGTTGGCTTTGCGGTAGCTGGAGCCCGGTCGCCCGTCGAAAGAGTCGATGAGTACTGAGCCCATAGAAAATCCCAGTCATCCCATAGGATTTGTATCTGGAAATCCGCGTCGGCAACAAAATCTGTGATGACTTTAAGTTGTCCTTCCTGATTTAGGACTGTCGTAGGGCCAGTGCCGGATACTCCGACCTCTTGCCTAACGGTTTGACAAAGTTCCAGAAATGTCATTCTTTAGTTTCCTGTGAAATACGATAGCGTCCACGACTTTCCTCGGGTCAATATTGGCTGCACATAGTGAGCCACCTGTTTTGTGATCTCTGTTGCAAGTCTTAAATCCATAATGCATCTTATGGCACGGGTAACAATCCACTCCATCTGGAGTAAGTGAGGTGGTATTTACCCAGTGTTTTGTTAGGTTTTCTTCAGATGAGTGGCTCAGTAAAACAACCTTGGGAATATCTTCTGCGCTCACCGCATTTAATACCCCTGTTTCCGGGCCAAGGACTAGATCAACTGTTTGAGCGAACGCGAGAGTATTCCTAAGACTCCACTCCCCACTCCTCATAAACACCCTCTTTTCTTTTTCCCACACAACTTCTAGCATCTTGCAGAAGTCGTCTCCAACCATAACAAACCTAACGTGTGGCCAACTTATAAGGAGGTTAGCCATAACAGCGTCCATGTGAGGGTATGCTTTATGAACGGCTGATCCAGATAGCGCAATCATAACCACGAACTTGTGGGGGGCCAGTTTCATATCTTTACGCTGCTTTTTAACCCACTTCTTTTCCAGCTTGCTGGGATAAAACTTAGGGCGGAATTTATGCTTTACTTCGGCTTTATCGTGAAGCGCTTCACCGTAGTTAATATTCAACTTGGCGTGACGTTTGTCGTGCCCCCAAGAGTAGATGTCTTGCCATTCCAGACATAACAATTCCTGTTCGACAACACCACCAAGGTTTATAAACTTATCGAATAACGGGGTTATTCTTTCCCAGTACGGGCCTAATTCTTCATTAGGTATCTGCCCGGTATCCTGTATTAACATCTCGTCTACATTAGGGTCGTGAGCGAGTATCTCTTTCGACCGCTCTGTTGCGTTTACGCAAACGCTGTATCCCTGCTTTTTAAGTAACGGGAATACAGAACTTATCTGAAGAGCGTCTCCAAATCCACCGTACCTGACAACACAGACGGTCTTATCCCTTTTGCCACCTAGTTCCTCGTCTGTTAGTTCTTGCCATTTCTTTTTCGGAACTATTGTCCGTTTCATCTAATCAAGAATACTTTGGCTTGAACCTTTTAGATGAGAATGAATCGTCTTCGTTCTCAACCTTCAGCCTACAGACTTGAGAATCTCCGTCCCACTCATACCCCTCTTTTCTTTCACAGATAATTTTTCGTTCTTCTAGGGACATTTCGTTATGCTCTTTTTCAATGAGGCCCCATTCAACCATCAGCGAATCAAGTTCTTTTTCCGTGTCTGTTTTGTGGTAAGCAATACCAAGAGCATTTGCCAGACCCTGTATGGCGGAAATACCAATCAATGGCAGCCCGGTGAGTGACCCCAACAAACCCTGTGCGCCAGATCGTTGCATTGTGAATCCTTGAGAATTGATCATTCGGGTGTTTAGGTCAGCATCTCGTTTAAGAGTGTCCTTGAACTTGGCTTGGTAATTTTGGATAAGGTCTTGAACCTGTCTCTTTGTTTTGTTGTCTTGTTTCCTGAACCCTTTCCAGAAGCCTTCCTTGAATGTAGATATTTCTTTTATCTGGCGCTGCAATGCAGCCATTTCGTCTATAGCAGAGGTTGACATCCTCATGTGCTTTTGAGCCTGTGCCCTTTTAGAGTTCTCAGTCGCCATAATGGCTTTACTTACAGGATCGATATTGCTATTTAGTATTGAGGCTCTAGTCTCATCGTACTTGGTGGCAGAATCAGCTAACTCTTTTTGTTCCGCCTCAAGCACTGAAAGTCTGGCTCTTTCTTGCGCTGCCGCTCTGTTAGACCTTTCGGTCGCCATGATACGAGCATCACGTTGTTCTACTTGGGTTCTCTCAAGAGTTGAGAGGCCCTGATCCATGTCGGTTTTTATCGCTGATTCAAAAAGAGACCTATTTCTGGCATCGCGCTCCCGCACACTCTGGCCTTCCAACTCTGTGTAAGCTGCGGCAAAAGTCCTTTCATCATCTATTCTGGCTTTTTCTTGCCTACTTCCATAC